CAAATGAAAGAAAAACAAGTAAAGCTAAATGCAAATGGAATAGTTGCAGACAGAGATACAATTCCAGAGGCATTAGAATATTTTAACAAAATGTTAGAAACAGTACAAGATAATAGTTCAAAAATGGCTGTTCATACAGGATTTAATGTATTTTGGAACACACTAGCAAACAATTACAGAATATATAAAAGAGAGGAAATCAAATGAGTGATATGAATATAATAAACAGAAGAATAGAGATATCAGATGAGTTGATTGAACACCTGTTATGTGGAGCATTTGAAGGAGGTATAACATATTGGGCAAACAATGTAAGCTGTCACGATAGTGAAGATATGAAAAAGGTTGGTGGCTGGAAACACGAATATCTTACAAAAACAAAGAAAAAAGATGCAAAGTTGATTATACACGGAACAGATGGTGGAGAGGTTGCAATGTCAAAGAAATCAATCATTGATGCATTACAGAAAATGGACGACCCAAAAAATGGCTGTACAAAAGCACTTGGAAGAATATTAGATGAAACATATGATGCAGATGATTGTGATATAGTTGTACAGATGGCGTGTTTTGGGGAGGTTGTGTATGGATAGAGAATATTATGAGAGTTTTGAATGGTTTTGGGACAAAATAACATACAACTGTAGAAGTTGCAAGAAAGAAACAGACCATAAGATTGAATTTGAAAGACGTGATGCTTATGGGATATATACTGGATTATATTGTGATGATTGCTATGAAAATGATTATCCATACAAAAAACACAGATACCACGATGAAGCATACTGTGGTGAAAGATTAGAGGAGGATTACTAAAATGGATAAGGGATTAGAGAGAATGGCTGTAGGCTTGATTATAAACAGTGTAACAAGACTACTGCACGAAGATAAACATAAATTTGTAAGCATAGAGAGGCCTGATGGGGTTATTGAAATGCTGTTTATACCAAAGGAGAAAACAGATGTTTAAAGACGATGCATTTGTAGACAGAATAATGAAATTTGAAATCTATGACAGAGTACAGACATTTGAACTGATGTTGGCTATGTTCATTGTATGTGGTGTAGCAGTAATAGTTATAGATATAATAGATGAGATAACAAAGGAGAAAACAGATGTTTAAAGAAGATTGGGGCAACTGTCCAAGATGTAAAAAAGAAATAGAAACATTTCCAGCATTATCAAGAAGGGATAATAGAACAGATATATGCTCGGATTGTGGAGAAGTTGAAGCACTTGAAGATTATTATGGAGAAAGGTGGACTGATAAAATATATTGGGAGGAGAAATAGATGAGTTACGAAACAAATCAATACGAAATAAGAGAACTGATAATACTGAACTTTATTGAATGGTATGCATCAGAGGAAGAAGATAGAGAGCCTTTAAGACAATCTATGCAACTATACTTACAGCAAGAAATATGGATTGAATTAGAAGGTATGGAATTAAAACAGATAGGTCAATTTATTAATCTTAAAGATGATGGTGTTGCTGATGGATTAGAGTTAGATTCAGAAACAAATTATCTAAACAATAAGGAGAAAAATAAATGAAGATAATAATAACAACAATAGGAATAATATTTATTCAGTCAACAGATATATATGATTCACACACGAGACAGGATAGATTTTCACAAACAATGACATATATAAGACAGGAAGATATTGTTTCTATAAAAGCAGACAAATACATAAAAGGTGGAGAGTTTCAGTTTCATATGACAAACACAATGACAGATAGTGTTGGTGTTAAGCCAGTTGTAGTTAACTGTTATACAGATAAAGAATATGAAGAAACATTCAGACTGTTACTTAAACACTTGGAGAAAATGAAATGAAGTGGACTGATAAAAGAGTAAAGGAATTTATAAAGATAGCAACATCAGGTTCTTGGGGCGATTACAGTGGTTGCATCAGTCTTGATTCAAAGATGAAGAAATTCAAAAAAATAAAAGGAGGAAGAAATGGAAGTTAAAGAAAAAGACTATCAGTTAAGTGATTTAGTCATTGATGCCTGTGCTATATTTGATGAAGAAGCAGAGCATTATGATGAACACGATGATGCTGTGCATGAAATTGCAGACGGAGCTATTCCTATATACTATTGGGACATTGCTCAATATGCAGCGTACAACCATTGGTTAATGACAGAGGTTCCAGAAATAAATTCTAAAGGAACTGCACATGACCAAATACAAGCAAACATATATCAATATGTTGTTGAGGGACTGTATGAGCACATAGAAGAAAGAAGAAAAGAAATAGACAGAAAAAACAAACAAATAATAAATAAGGAGAAGTAAAATGCAAAACGTAAACATAATAACAATAGAGAAAAATATACCGATACCACCAGTGGTTTGGGAGAGAGCAAATCCAGAGAAATATAATTTTATACATTCTATGGAAGTGGGTGATAGTTTCAAAGTAAATGGAAACACACCTAATTTTTTTCCAACTACTGTAAGGTCTCACATATATGGAATCAATAGCAAGGGTAAAAAACAGTTCACTATTAGAACATTAGAAGGCTGTTCACAAAATCCTACAGCAATAAGAGTTTGGAGGATAAAATAATGAGAAGAAGAATAAACATAAAAACAGCAACACTTGATGAACTTGAAGAAGAGTGTATGGAACTTATGGGAACACCATATGGACACAACATGATTGGGATAATCTGTAATGTGGTGGAAGATAGATTCGGCAAAGAAGATGCTGAAAGACTATTTAACTTTTATCAAATATAAGGAGAAATAAAATGGGAATGGATGTACACGGATTAAATCCGAAACAAAACAAAACTCTTGAAGAGTTTCCTATATTGAAGAAGTACAAGGAAATGGATTTCAAGGAAAGATGGAAGAAGTTAGACTCTGATGATACGCTTCAAAAAATGTATTGGAAGGAACAGACAGATTGGGAAGAAGCAAATCCTGGAGTATATTTCAGAAACAATGTGTGGTGGTGGAGGCCTCTATGGAACTACTGTTGGTATATAGCTGAAGAGCTACTTGAAAGAAACCTTCGAGTAAAAGAATATGGGACAGATGAGGATGGTGATACTGACTTTGAGAAATATGAATGGAAACCTGCAATATACGATGAGGGACACGGAAATAGCGGAGTGGGTTTAGATGCAGAACACGCAAAGGAGCTTGGAGAAATGCTTATGGCTACTGTCGCAGATGGTTCTGCTCTTCAATATCAAGCAGATTATATGCAAATGCTTGAGGACATGCCACTTGAAACCTGTACATATTGCAATGGGAATAATAGAGGACACAACAAAATGAAAGATTGTAATGTGTGTGGAGGAACAGGCAAGGTAAAGAACTTCAATACACAATATCCGTTTGATGTAGATAATGTTGAAGAGTTCGCTAAATTCTGTATTGAAAGCGGAGGATTTGAAATATGCTAACAACTAAAAAGATGATGGCCGACCTTAACAGACTAACAGATGGAGATAAATTTGTTTGTGATGTTTGTGGGTCTGATAAAATAACAGAGAAAGTATGGGTAGATGTGAATAATTATATCGTACTTAACGGAGAAACATATTGCAAGTTTGACACAGAGGTTAACGATGAATCGTTTTGGTGTGGAGACTGTTATGATTTAGCACTACCAACAACAATAAAAGAATATAAGGAGAGAGAAGATGCCGAACAGAAAAGCGAAAGAACGAAAGATGGCGAGAAAAAGAAAGAATCTTGAAATAAAAAGATGGAAACGACAACAGAAGAAACTGAAAAAGGAGAAAAATGATAAATAAAGTAAACAAAAAGGATGTTATGGATGCAATAGATTATTTTTTTGTAGAGGGTTTTATTGATGAATTAACAACAGATAAAAAATACTACACAAAAGTATTACTAAACAAAGTAGCAAACGATTATAAGATTAAATTAGAATGGGAGGAGTAATGAAATACAGAGATATTGAAACAATAATAAGTATTCTCTCTACAACAGAAGGGTTGGGAGAAGCAGAATTTCGGAAATATAAAAAACTGATACTTGATTTAGTCAGGCTATCAGGATATTATATGGAAGAAAAAACAAGGGAGGCATAAATGGAGTGGGTTGTTTTCCTAGCAGTAATATTATTCGGAGTATTACTTGATATAATTTTTAAAAGATAAGGAGAGTAAAATGAACAAAAAAAGTGTAGTATGGCCAGTAGTCTCATTAATTATCATATGGGCATCAATAAATACTCATATGATTTTAGAGGCTGATAAAGATAGTAAAAAAATAACAGAAAAAAACAAAGAGACTGAAATTCTCATGAAAAATATGGTACATGAGATTAAAAGAGAATATAGGAAATCAAAGAATCTTTTAGTAAATTCTCAAAAATGTAAAGATACAGACTTTGACAGAATCTTTAGAGAGCAAAGAAACATCAAGGGAAGTGGAAAAACATTTCTGTTTAACGGAAAGAAATACACAACTGATTATTTGGAGGAAAAATAATAATGTTGAAAAGTACGGCTAAAATCGTTAAATTGCTGAAAGGGTTACCAAAGCATAGGGTAATCAATAATAATCGATTTATGAGGCAATTAAACGCTAAAATAAGGGAGTTTAAAAATGGACGACTTGATAAAAGTTCTGATTGAGCAAGATACAAGGGAAATTTCATCTGTTTATATCAGAGAGATTGCTCTGTTAATGGAAGAAGTAGAATCACTGAAAATAAGAATAAAGGAACTTGAAAATGGCAAAACTAATTAAAGACATTGAAGAGTGTTTTAATATTCTGAAAGATGTGAGACGAGTGTTCAGCAACTTGAGTGGAGACTCTGTTGTTGAGCGCTCTGAAATGCACAGAATATGTATGAGGATTGATAAACTAATTGAGGAAAAATAAATGGACGTTGTAATTATACTAATAATAACAGTATGTTCTGGGTTTTTTATGGTAATGGCTGTTTATAATCTTATTGAAGCGATACGTGAGACACATGAGGAATTAACTAAAAGAAAAAATAAAATAAAGTGAAATATATCTTGATATAATGATTTATATAATTTATATTTTATATATTACAAAGGGGAAAATATGAGTAATAATACTAAAACTATTTGCATACAGAATGTAGATGTTGAATCTTGGAAACAGTTTAGAGGCAGAGCATTAATTCAAGGCTTTGATTCGGGTTCTGATTTCATAAGGCATCTCATAAGTGAACATGCAAAAGGCAAGAATGAAAAGTAACAGTCCTGTAGATATAGAAAAAATCTACAATGATTACCTTGATAACAAACAGGAAGAGAATTATATAAATAGATACGAAGGGAAGGAGCATTTTTATCACGCAAGTGGTGCAGGCTCTTGTTCAAGAAAGTTATATTTTGAATCTGTTATGCAAGCAGAAGCATCGGAAGATATGGACAGCAATACAAAAAGGCTTTTAAGACTTGGAAATGTTGTTCACGATGATATTCAGCAATCTCTAGAGATATATAATAGAGATATATATAATAGAGAATATAATAATCAAGATAAAGAAAAAGAAATTAATAATAAAGAAAAAGTTTTTAAATTTCATACCGAAGGAGAGATACAAATCGAAGAACTAAAAGTTAGAGGGTTCTATGATATTGTTGCTGAAAAGAAAGATACAGAGGTTTATCTGTATGATATCAAAACTTGCGCATCATATTCTTGGTCAATGAAATTTGGTCGAAAGAAAAACTTTAATCCGTCTATCCATTATGAACTGCAATTAGGTACATATGGGTATGCGATTAAGCAACAAATGGGAAGACTTGATGGTATGTATCTGTACTACTATAACAAGGACAATTCAAGGATGAGATGTGTAGAAGTACCGCTTACATTTGTATCAAGAGCCTATTTGTTTTGGAGAAACATAAACGATGAACATGAACAAGGACTACCACCCTTTAGAAAAGGCGTTTCTCCAGTTCAAGATTGGCAGTGTAAATATTGTCAATTTAACGGGGTGTGTAATCCACCAAAATAGGAGAGTGAAATGAGCAAAACAACACAAAACACATTCACGAAACTCTTCAAGACAGACGTAAGTAAATACGTTAAACAAAAAGGTAATTACAATTATCTGTCTTGGGCATATGCAGTACAAGAACTGAAAAAAGCTTGTCCAACTGCTAGGTGGGGTGTAACAAAAGCGGAGGATGGTTCTCCATTCTTCAAAACAGAATGTGGTTATTTTGTGGAAGTATGGGTTGACGTAGATGGTTTATCTTTGTCACAAGTACATCCTGTGTTAGATAATAGAAATAACCCAATCGAAAAACCAAATGCTTTTCATATAAATACAAGTTTACAGAGAGCTTTAGCAAAAGCTATTGCATTACACGGACTTGGATTATATATATTTGCAGGTGAGGATTTACCAGAACCTGATGCATTGACTCCAAAAGAGGAAGAAGAGTTACTTGCATTAGCAAAACCTTTAGGTGAAGAGTTCTGTAACGATTTACTTGGAAAGGTAAGGCAGATGGAAATAAACGCACATAACATTGATGCGTGTATTGAGCGATTAAATAATATGAAAAAAGAAATAAAAGACAATACAAAAAAGGAGGCTAAAAATGGCTGATGTAAATGATGTATTTGGAGATATAACTAAAAATCAAAGTTATTATAATCCAAAAGATAAAAAGAAAAAGAAAGAGTACACTCCTTACACAAAAGGAGAGTATCTTTGCCATATCATTGATGCAGAATCAAAAGTAGTTGATGTTGGTAAAGGTAAACATAGAGCCGAGTTATTCACTTATACTGTAGAAGTAGCGGATGAAAACAGGACTCAAGACTTCCAATATTCTGATA